TGGACTGACGGTAGTATGACAACGTTCATACTAGGTAATAAGAAGATAACCGCTGATGCCATAGAGTTTAATCCCCCGTCCGACCAGACCGTGGGTTTGTTTCCTGCGTTTGAACCCAAAGGAACACTAGAAGAATGGAAAGAATTGATGTCTTTTTGGGACAGAGATGGCTTTGAGTTGTATCAATATGTGGTCGGCACGGGGTTCGGTAGTGCGTTGATGGAGATGTTAAACGCTAGTTGTGCGGGTATGCACCTTCACAGCGTAGATTCGGGCGTAGCAAAGACTACAGCAGTCATAGCCGGATTAGGCATATACGGCAATCCAAATGAGCTACTACTAAATAAAGACGATACCTTTGCAAGTAAGATGAACAGAGGTCAGGTATACCACAGCATACTCTGGGGTGTAGACGAGATAACTAATCTGACTCCATTACAAGCTTCTAATCTAATATACCAATTTGCCGCAGGGCAACAACGCAATCGTCTTACATCTAGCGGCAATATAGAGAGGTACAGGGGCGAGCCTTGGAGTCTCCTTGCAAACACCACAGGTAACGCCAGCATCATAGAACGAGTTAGTATGGCAAAAGCTATGAGCAAAGCAGAAGCACAGCGTATGTTGGAGTGTTACGTGCCGAACGTAAGCCACTTGTTTAATGATGTAAAAGACCCCTATGCGTTTGAGAATGGAGTTAAGTATCAGCAATACGGCACAGCGGCTATACCTTATGTGCAGTACATAATGCGGAACAGAGATGAGATACGTGTGCTGTTGGAGAAAGTTAAAGAGAGTGTGGACAGAATAGGGAAACTAGATACTACAAATCGTTTTTGGTCAGCCCATATAACAGCCACTATCACAGGACTTATGGTGGCTAAACGAGCAGAGTTAATTACTTTTGATACCAAAAAGGTATTTAAGTGGGTGATAGATACCCTGTTGCCACAAAACAAACGTAATACTGAAACCAGTGATGCTTCTGTATTTGACATAATGAATGACTTCTTTACGGAACACATTAGCAACATTCTGCAAATAGAAAGCACGCACGACAATCGCAAGATGCACGATAACGGTTTGGATTCTTTGGTTATACCTGATGCCTTGGCAAGAGGTAAACTAGTCGCTAGGTACGAAACCGATACACAGAAGTTCTATGTCGTTCCAAAGATACTTAAAAGCTGGTGCGGAGATTTGCAGATAAACTATGCTCATTTGCTAAAACAGATAAAAGAACATTGCGAAGGCAAAAGAACCAAGGTGAGATTGGGTAAGGGCACTAAGTTAAACTTACCTCCTGCTGACGTTATCGTTATGAAGTTCTCTACGGATGAAGATGAAGAGTCTGGAGATAGTAAGAACCTATGATCTGCACCCTGATGGGGTGAGAATAACCGTGGATTGGGATGCTATGGAGGTAGGGTCTTCCGTATTTATACCTTGTGTAGACACCACGAAAGCGAAAAAACAGCTTGAATCGGTGCTTAATACTAAAAAATGGAGTTATATCTTAGATATAAGGGTAGAAAACAGGCTTTGGGGGGTGCGAGCATGGAGAACTTTGTGATAGGATCTGCTCGACAGTCCAACAATCTGTCGTTCTCCTACGTATACCCCCCTTCACTGGGGGGTTTTTAATTGTAATATCTAGTTTTTCTACCTTATACACTTCGTGGAAGATTCTATCAGAAGAAGCCTTTTACTAAAATCTTCCCTTAATCTTCTGTTTCTGCTTCTTGCATAAATCTAATTTGAGTGGCTATGTCACTACCAAATTTAGGAGGCAGACTAACTCCGTTATAAACGTTGGTTTTAGCATTGTAAAAAGACTTTCTGGAATTTTCTTCTTCTGAAGGAAGTATTACTGCATCAGGATATTTGGGGCCTACATCTTTGTTAAATTTTGTTATACGTCTGGTTACTTTAAGTATCTCTGCCATATCATTTTGGCTGTAAGCGTTGTTTAACTGTTTCGTTAATGCACTTCGTCTAGTTATTATATTTTTAGCTATCTTTCTTCTAGTTAAAGCTTCTTCTGTCCTACGTACATACTCTGCAGGAGCGAAACCAAAAAACTGAAAGATTAACTCGCCTTGAGATACATCCTCATACACGGGGTTACCTGATCTAGTAAGGTAGCCTTCGTTGGCTAAACGCCCTCTGGCTTTAAACATGTTAGAAAATGCAGGGGGTAGCATTTTTTCTATACCACGCTCTAAATCTACTTTATTCCCAGTAGGCTTTATTACGTCTCTCAGACCTTCATAAAAGTCTATGGCTGTACCTGCTGCCGGACCTCCAAAAAGCTCAAATATAAATCGTTCGGGATCTACAACGGTATTGTATTTATTAGTTTGGAGAAGCAGTTCATTAAACTGCGCTCGATTCGTTACATCTATTCCAGACAATGCTACTAATCCACCTTTGTAAAAACCTTCTGTCATAGCCTGTCTTAATTTTTCATCTATATTTTCATCTTCTCCAGATATTAAATCTTGTAAGGCCGCAAAAGCTTTAACTGCCCCGTATATAAAAGTGCTTTGTACCCCCAATACAGCCGCAGTCATAAGCGTATTACCCATAAACATAGTAGCTGCTTGTTTTTGTATTTCTTTTTTATTGGGAGCGTCAGGCGGTATAAATCTACCAATCATATTGAAGAAATTTTTAAACAACAGAAAATACATTTTAAAACCGTAGGTCTTGTACATAGTAGCTACTCGACCAATATTGCCTTTTGATATGGGTGCTCCTGTTTCTATGAACGTGCCCCCATTAGTTTCTGTGGCCGCGTACACAGCATCTCTTGCTGCTTGTATCATTTGTTCTTCGGTTAGTTTGGCGTTCTTTTTGCCCTTTCTAAGCTTATTCAACTCTAATTGATAAAAAGCTACCATGCTAACCTGTCTGTTAAACCTGTCTGCGCTGTTAAAAACTGTAGCCCCAAGACCCATAAAATTACGCCAAAGTTCTTGGGGTTTTCCTGTAGTTCCATCGATGGGTCTACCGCTTTCATCTAATCCCATAGCATCAGCAAAGAAAGTTCTGTTAAGTTGGTTGCCGTCTACTGCTACTTTTACTAGTGGGGCTAAGTCTTCTAGTTTTTTTAGTTTTGAAGGACTTAATCCTTTTTTATGTTTTTCTTTTAATGTATATATTTCGTTATTATTAGCATCCAGCGTTACATCAAAGTAAGTATCTATACCTGCTTCAGGTATTTTAGAATCCCCGAAATCAAATGAAGTTAGCACTAGCCCAGAAGCGTCATGTAATATTGCTTTAGTGGCATTCCCCCACCCGTACTTGGACGCTAACGCTGTATAGACTATAAAGGGTACTTGAAATGTCTGTATCGCAGCAGAAGACACGTTATATGAAATAGTTTGTAAAAATGCAAATTGATTCAATAATGTTGAAACGCGAGTCCCAAACCCCGAAGGAGGATTATACCCACTTTGTGCGTCTTCAATTAGTCTTTGTTTAAATAATCCAAACTTGCTTTGAGTTACATCTCTATCAGCACTATATTTTAGATTACCTATATCAGTTTCTATATTTCTAAGTTTTCGTGCGTATTCTATACGTGTGGACTGCCTTGCTATGTCGTAGGCTTTTCTATTGAAGGCGTACTTAGCGTCTATTATATACCCCGGTGTGCCCTTTCTTGCTTGAAATGCTTGAGCAAATGAAGTCTCAGGCAACGTCTGCAAATACAACTGCATGATGTTTTCTTTTAAAGTCTCAGTTTCGTCAGTTTTAGGTAACTCATCAACTTTATTTAATATTTTAGTCATTGTTGAGTTAGCGGGGCTATTATCTTCAAAGGATTTACTATCAAACTCTCCTTCAAAATACTGTGGCCCTGCTACCCCACTACCCTTAAAGGGGTTTTTAGTTGAGTCAACATTGGCTTTATCTGCTTTTAATTGTTTAACTAGTCTTTTAGCTTGGGATTCAGTGTCCACCATTACCATCATTACAGGATCTTTACCCTCTGCTTCTCGTTGCATAGAGTGCCAAACCACTTTATATTTACCTTCTCTAGCTAACGGAAAGTATACGTCTAACAACTTTCTATCGAACAACTTACTCATTAAATCTTTTTTTACTTCTGAAGCGGTATCTTCGCCTAATATATTGTCTAAATTTACATTAATAGATTTTTCAGCGTCTAAGTATTGTTGCTTATAAAAGTCACGCATCTCGGTATACACTTTCATACCGTCAAGGTTATCGGCTTTTAATTTAGTTAATTCGTTTACGTACCTACGTTGTTTATTCCATATGTACATTTTGTCAACGGTCTTTACGATATCTTTCCCTGCAGCGTCTTTACCTTCTGTTATGGTTATTTCAGTTGGGTCATTTGCATAGGCAGCGAGAGCTTGGTCTTTTGAAAACAAAGGGTCAACTCCGGTTATGGTAGCTCCAAAATTAATGTCGTATATGAGCCTGTCTAATAGACGCTTACCTTTATACCCTACTTTGCTGTACCATTTACTGTGCTCTGCGTTTATCTTTTTTATTCGTTTATCTTTTTTATCTAAAGCACCTCTTTGTTCTAATAAAGTTTCAAACAATTCTCTTGCTTTTAATGCTACGTCTTCCCCAAAAAACCTACCCATGTAAGCCGCGTCTGCGCTGTCTACAAACCTCATTAACAAGTTAAACACTTGGTCACTTGAAGACTTTGTTAGTTCCCTTAACCTATCTCTAATACCTGCTTGGGTAATGCCTTTGTTGTTTATTAGCTGGTCTTGAATACTTTCTAAGTTATCCACTATCTTTTCGGGGTCAGCGGCTAACTCGGTGGCGTTCCTGCTTTCTGGGGCTGGAGCTAATATGGCACTGGCTAAACGTCCTACGTTAGATAAAATAGTTTCTGAGGCATCCACTTCTGGGTCTAGCTCTATGGCCTTTATATTTACCTTCGTTAAAACAGTGTTTAACATTCTAAGCACTTGATTCTTAAACTTGGTAAACGCACTGGATGCGCTGTTCTTGGGGTATAGGGCAGCTAGTTTGCTTCTAAACTCCATATTACTAAAGGCTTCAGCTACAAACTCATCTAAACTTGAGGTGCCGTAGGTGGTGTCTAACAGACCACGAGTTTCTTCAAACAACTTTTTCAGTGCTTTAGTAACAGGATTAGATTTATTTCCCAGTGTCGCACTGGTTAGCGCATGGGTAAGTTCGTGCAGTAATACGTGAGTATTTAGTCCTCGTTCAGAATCTAGTTTTACAGTATTAGTTGTAGGATCAAACAACCCGGCTACACTTACTCCAGCCTCATTCTTCAGGTTATTTACTATTTCAACTTTTGTGTTGCCCAGCATTGTAGGAAACGTTTCAGCGATAGCCTGTATAAATTTAAAATAGTCTTTACTGTCTTTGGACACGTTATCGGCATACCCTTCTAACAGCCCCAGTGCTAACCGCAGATCTCCTTGCCGCAACGCTTGTATTATTCTCGGATTCAATGTTGCATTTAATGCAGAAACTAGATTTGCAGGTAGGGCTAAAGTAGCAGGAACAATAGTAATATCACCAACACCTGTGGATATTGCGTCTCCCAAAACAAGTTTACGTTCAGGACCAAGTGGTGTTGGGGCTTTTTTAAGTTCAGGAGGGGGTATGTAAGCTATAAATGGTTTGCCTCCCGGTGTTCCACCATAAGGAACTCTAGTTTTTGTAGGTCCAAGGGCGGCTTCTTCTGCTTCACTTGTTCTTTTTTCTATTTTTCTGGACGCAGGGCGTAAATTCTTTTTTATAGCTCTAACTCTTTTTTTAGCTTCAAGTATGGCTTTAAGAGCAGCTTTTACTTCTTCTTTATCTACGTCTGCATTTTCTCTAAAAGCTTCTATTCTTTTTCGTTCAGCTTCTAAGGCAGCTAGTAATTTTTTATCGTCTACCGTTAATGCTTCTCTTCGTTCTGTAACTGGACGGTCCACTGGACCCTTGGCTAAATCTGCTGCGCTCATCACATAGCCTTCTCCTTGAATTAACGAGCGCACTATGTTTGTAGGATCTTTTCTGTCCTTGCCCTTGTATGCAAAATAACTTTTTAGTTTAGAACTACTTTCGGCTTTTTCTGCTAGGGTGCCTCTTTGTAGTCTTGCTTTGTAATTTGCTTTAAGACTTTCGTATTTATCTACCGTTGATTTATCAAAATTTTCTCGTACCCAAGCATCTGCTTCTGTGGCGTTTCTACCACCTGTCTTATTAAACAAAGCATTTTCTTGACCTGTTAAACTCCTACTTCTGGTAAATTCCGGTGCGTCTGTAGCCACATCAAAAGCTAGAAAAGCTAAACCGTCCTCTACCCTCTCCATACCTGCAAAATAGTTTCTTGCCTTTTCTTCATTTCCCTTTTTTGTTTTTTTACTTATCTGTGTTTTTAGTAGGTTAGTTGCAGCTACTCTATCTGAATCTGTTGCAAAATCTTTTTCTGTAGTTTTTTTCAAAAGCGGAGCCGGAGTAGCTAAACCCGCTTCTTCACTAGCTTTTACTTTTGCAAGATCTTTTTTTGACTGTTTTATTTGTTGTTCAGTTTCCTGAATTAGCATCCTTTTTTCTTTTAAAGATGTCCCCTCTGGAAATTTTATGTTTCCCGCAACGTCTTTCTCAAACTCAAGGCCCTCTTCATACTTCTTTTTCTCTATATCTGACAGAGCAATTTCAGACTTTCGTTCTCCAGCAATACGAGATGCTTCTGCAAAGTTTGCTGCTGCCTCACCTTTAACGGGTTTTTGTGCTTTTTCGAGCACCTCAGTGACTGTTTCTCTTGTTTCATCCGTCTTTTTAGGAGCATCTTTTTCAAAAGCAACAGAGGGACCCTTAGTAGGTTTACTGACTAGTTTTTCTAGCTTACCCTGAAGTGTTGCTCTCTGTTTGTCAGTTAAATTTTTAGAGGCATCTGAAGCTAGAAACTCTTGTGTTACCTTTACGGTTCTTTGCCTTATTGCAGACTCAGCGCCTAGCTTCTCAGCTTTATTTAGCCGCGCATTTAAACTCTTTCGTCTGTTAGCTAACTCTGCGTCAACAAGAGGGGTAGTAGCAGGAGCATCGGTAGAAGCATCAACAGGAGGAGCATCTTGTTTTTCTGTATCCACCTTAGGGCCAGCGCCAGTTTCATCAGCAGCCACAGTACCAGTACCAGTGCCAGTATCTGTGCTTTTAGCTTCAATCGCATCAACTATACTCGTAACTTCTTTTTCTTTTTGCAGGTTTTCACGGTTATAAAAAGCGTCTATTTCGTATACTCTACCTTCTATCGTTTCTATTCTGTCTGCTTCTTCATCAGTATAATCATTAGGAGATTTAGTACCGTTATCGGTAAGCTCGTTCCATTCTTGTCTTAATTGAGTTAGTTCTTTTTTAGCTTCTTCCAATCCGAGGTCATCTTCTTTCTTAACTTCTTCCTCACTACCCTCTCCCACTTTTTGATCGTCTGTTCTCTCAGCTTCTCCTTCAGGTCCTTCTCCGCTTTTTGTAACTGTGCCCTCAATTCCTTCTTCACCTGCTACCTCTTCGCCTGTTACCTGTGCTACCTGTTCATCGGTGATTTCGGCTGCAACTTTGGTTTCTTCGGCTTCCTTTCGTTCTTTTTCCTCTGCTCTTTGTCGTTCTCTTTCTGCATCTATTTCTTCTTCAGACGCTGCATCTACCGCGTCATCTGCTAACATGTCTTCTTCTATTTCGTCATCTAACAGATTTCTCTCTTCTTCTGACATTCTAGCTAGTCGCGCATCTTCGTCTATACCCGCCTCATATCGAGACCTATCCAGACCTAAGGCTCCTGTGGTAACACCAATACTTTCACCCACTAGGGCTGCGGCTGCGGCTGTTTCTATAACTTCATCTACAAATTCATCACTATTTAAACTCTGTAGCCCTCCTGCTTGGACCTTTTCTAGCACTAACTGCCCCACTTCAGTAGGCACTTCTGATACTACACCTTTACCTAAACTCCTTACCCCGCCTTTACCTATTCTGGTAAGAAGCCCTCCATCTCTTTTAATTAAATTACCTAAAATATCAGCGGCCCCTCTTAACTGGAGCTTTTCAGCAAAGACATCGAGAGTAGCTTGAGGGATAGCAGTTAAAAGAGCCGCGCCTTCGCTCATTTCTGTTCTTAATCCTTGGGATATGGCTTCTTTCTGTGCTTCTCTGTTGCCTCCATAGAAGAAAGGTATTTGAGATCCTGCTGCTGTAGCGAGTCCAGCTATACCAGCACTTACACCTAAGATAGGAGCAGCTTTTGCACCAAGAATTGCGGCACCAATACTAGTTGCAGTAAGTGGTAAAGTTTGTCCTACGGTCTGTGCTGCCCAACTTCCAAAGCTACCCACATCATTTACATCATCTAATGTGAGCATGGCTCCTTGTATTTTATCTAGCTCTGTCTGGTTAGATTGTTGAACCTCTAACCCGTAGTCTACAAGACTTTCTATACCTAGTTTTTTACCCACCCCTTCAAGAGCAGAACCAAACATTAGGTCTCCGTAATCTTTACCGGACTTTAGCCCCCGTTCAAAAGCGTTTAACTCATCTTCATCTGTAGCAGGGAGACTAGCAGGGGTAGACGTAAGTGTAGGTTCTTCGAGACGTTCTGTAGGTTGAGTACCAAAAGGTTGTACCACTGAAGCTTGCGTTCTTGCTTCAGGTTCAGGATCAGGTACTATTTCAGGTCTTCTTCGGGGCCTTCTTTCAGGTTCAGGTTTAGGCTCACCTAATATAGCATTGACTTCGTTTGCAAATTCTCTATCACCAGCACGTTTTCGTAGAAAGGCTGTGCTTACTTCATTGAAGTCTGGAGAATCTTCATTATTCTCTAACCAATCCAGCCACTGCTCTGCTTCTGACATTATAGTTAAGGTCCAAGTAGAGCAGGAACTCTAGTTGCTATAGCTTCGTTTACAGCATCGGCTGTTGCCTGTGCTTGTTTCAAAAGAGTTTCTAGCCTTACTTTATCCTTTCCTGCTGTGCTAGCTTCATCTTTTATTATCTGATCTCGTATGATAGCAACTTGATCGTTAAGGACTTTTGCATAATTAAACAATGCGTCATTCATAGCATCTGCATTTGCATCTCTAGCTTTAACTCTCGATATTCTATTTGTTTCTTTGGCTATGTCGTTTGCAGCTTTTCGTATGGTTTCATCGGTTGTAATTCTAAGTAATTGATTCGCTACCTGTTGCATACTTACTTCAGCAGAAGCTTTAGCTTTAACTACTTCAAATCCAAATTTTTCTATGGCTAGTTTATAATTGCGTAGCTCTCTTGCCTCAGTAGATGATTCTCCGTAAATTTCTTTAGCAATCTCTATCTCTCTAGTGACTATATCGGCTTGTGCGTCACGTTTTTTATCTAGCCGTTCTTGCGCTAATTCTCTTTGTTCCTTATTAAACTGAGCCGCAGCTACGCCCCCTGCACTTACACCTCCTGCAAAACTCTTCTTATCTGCCATAGCAGCACTAATTCTGGAGAGCATTTCAGGGTCAACCCCCGGACCTCCAAAGAAACTAATTTTTCTTCTCTTCAGTAGTTCAGCAGTATCATCATCATATTTTGTGTTTAATTTTTCTAGTTTTCCAAATAACCCTATATCATCTTCACCGTCACCAAACAGTAATTTTTTAAACTCTCCTGTAGGTGTATCACCTTCACTCGGTTCTTCTTCAGCCTCAGGAGTTTCAGTTTCAAGAAGGTTTTCTACATTCTCACTCGTTTTTGCCTTTTTATTTATGTCTATGGCTGCACTTACTATAGGATCTTCTTTATCTTCTTCACCCGCTTCTTCTACTTCTTCTTCTTCTACCGCATCTCTACGCCTTGTACTACTGTAATTAGGATCGTCTTTTGCTCTTCTGACCATGGGTACGGTAAAATCATCTGTCCCTGCAAAGTCTCTGCCTTCAGGTTCAAAACCATATCCTGCGGAAGGTATTCTTTTCCCTGTGGCAGTTATGGACTCAAGAGGTTCCTCCTCTCCTAACCCACCTCCTGCAAAAGCCACGATACCGCCTCTGGCTCCTGTAGCTATACCACCTAGACTAGTAGGCAAGCCAGTAACTCCTTGTGCTGGTCTCCGGGTAGGTTGTCCTTGTGGCTGTCCTTGTGGTTGTCCTAACTTGTTAAGAGCCGCACGTTGGCGCATCAAATTTTGGTTACCGATACCGCCTACGGTTGATGCTGTCATTGTTTCAGGAGTTAAAGATGGTATGCCTCCGGGTACAATCATGTTTTCAACTTCTTTCGCTGTCTGCGTTAAAACATCTTCGGGCACTATAGTGGTCTTAGCTTTTATGTCATTGGATAACGCATTTAAAATACCTTTAGTTTGTTCCAAGACCAGCCCTACAGCTAGTTTGTCGCTTATAGAAGTTTTTGCTCTTGCTTCTAGCGCAGGGACATTAGGACCAATGGCTTTCTCTATGTCTCTTATACCGTCTAATACGTTTAGTGTGCTCTCCATGTTTACTCCCCTCCAACAAGTAAATCAGGGATTAGCTGTCCCAACAATCCCAATATGCCAGTGGCACCAGAAGTAGCTTGAGTTATCGCATTAGGAGCTACTTGGAAGTTGGTTTGAGCAGCCAGTGGTAACTCTTGTAACAGAGACTGTAGGTACTGTACCTGCTTGTATGGGAAGTCTCGTTCTTCTTTAAACTGTGCGGCATCGGCTGCTATACCTTCTGAAGTGATACCTCTTTGGGTTTGTCCTAACCGTGATTGCTCACCTAGTATGTCAAACCCATACCTGTTAATTAATTCTTGTTGTTTCTGTGCTCGTTCTTGTTCGGTATTAAATTGGCTACGACCTTTATCAAAAGCTGCTTCATATGCTTTGCCTCGCAGTCCAGCTATACCTTGTAGTAAACTTCTGTCTCTTTCAGCATCCATTACTGCTTGTCGAGTGCCTCCAAAAGCACCTGCTTTCGATAATCTAGCATTATCAGCCATACGACTTATTTGAGACTCTCTACGTGCAGCGTCTATCTGAGGTTGTAGCGCACTTTCTAAGAACGGATTCATGTATTGCCCAGCAACTCCCGGCAATGCAGTTAGCCCTCCCCCTAAATCTGTGGTCTGCCCTGTATTAGATATAAACGAATTTGCATTAAACCCCGTTGTGCCCATATCTGTTGGGGATGTAAGCCCAGAAGCTCCAGTAAAAGCTTGAGTCTGTAAGTCGCTAGGCCCTGCAGTTAGCTCTCCTGTGTAGGCTTGATAAGGCTGAGATGCAACCGCCCGTCCTCTACCCAACATGTCTGTAACATAAGGCCCTACATAAGTAGACAGCGCAGACTCATACCCTAAATTACCTACACCCGTAGAGCCTCCGTTTTGAAATCGTCTGGTCATTACGCCATTCCTTTCTGTTTGGGCATGAACTGATTAGGGTCTATCTGTGTCCCTTGTTTTGTGTTACCCGTTCGCGCCTTTCTAATGTTTGCCATCATACCGTACAATACATCTGCCCCAGCATCGGAGTTGCCATTACCTAAATGACTCACCACATCTGCGGGCAGTACAAACTCACCATCACTTAAAGCTGCGGGCTGACTACCTTCTATTGAAGTATTTATCATGTCTGCCATACCATCCGTTGTACCGTCTAAGTAGCCCCCACCTCTAAGTGCCATCAACCCCCCAGCTTTGGCTGTTTCGTTAGGAGTAAATTTTTTACCAGCAAGACTTAATATATAATTTAAATACTCTAATTCACTAGTAGACTGAGCCATACTTTCTGGTATTGCTGTCGCTCCTCCTATAACATCACGAGCGGCTTTCTCTACTGCACCTCTTTGCTCCGCACTTAATTTTCTGTCTCCGCTACGGAACTCCACAGGGGTGTAAAAGTCCTTTTCTCCAGTGCCTACATCAAAAGAAAACTTATAAGTATCGTTCATAGATGCTACGTAACCATCTGGGGTTATCAGATTACCGTTTGCATCTTTGTAATTTAATATTTGTGCTATCCTGCGCCAATCACCACTACCAACTTTTATATCAGGAAAATCCGCAGGAGTTTTAACATCAAACCCAAATATCATGTTATCTAATACACTCGTTGCATTATTAGAAGATAATCCAAATTGGTCTTGTACTAAATCTGCAGGGGGTGCTTCATCTTCTGGAGGTGTTCCTTCTGTTGGAGGTGTTTCTCCTTCATCTTCTGTTGGAGGTGTTTCTCCTTCTGGAGGTGTTTCCCCTTCTGGAGGTGTGTCTGTAGCAGAGAACGCATCGGGACTTACCACTGACGCATAATTCATAAGCTCATCTGCTATATTGAGGTTTAAAAAACCGTACCCCGGAGCATATGCAGTACCATCAGGGTAAAACTGAAATTGGTTTACGTCCGTTATATCTTCTGCACTGTATTGCCTACCACTAATACCTATATAACTAGTTGGGGTACTGCCACTTCTGTCTATCCCCGGTGCCGGGTCTCTGCTGCTGTAATCTAAACCGGGCACTATGGTTTGTATACCTGAAGGTTCAGTTTTAGCAGGGTCAAAGAAAGGCTGTCCTGCTCGGGCTAAATTTTCTTTTCTTAGGTCTAAGGCTTGGTCAAATGCAGTTTGTCTAGTTTGTGCGGCTTGGTCGGGGGGTACATATTGATAGTCAGAAAAATATCTCTGTCCTCTGGAGCCGGGTCTTCTGTCAGGCATGAAGGTGTCTTGCACCTGTTCTCGTACGAACTCGTAATCAGGTATCTCTCCCTGATAGCCTCTGGGCTGGTTGTACTGTCCTCTATCGCTTCTGCTTCCAGCTATACCTAACCCCAAAGCACCTAATCCTAGAAGAGGGCCGAGATTATCCGCGATAAACCCACCGAAGCCTCCACTAACACCGTCTTCTGGAGTAACAGTTATTTCATTAAGAGGGGTATCAACTCCATCCCCCTGCCCATTTGCCACTATCTATACCTCATTATATCGTTGAGCTTATTCATGAAAGTATTTTTTACCATGCCGCCTCGTGCAGCTTTAGATCTGTCGGGTAAGCGCACACCTGTTATGGGTGTAACCATACGTTGTAGATTTTCTAACTCTTTGCTCTGCTTTGCAAGGGCACCTATACCTCTTTTTTCAGCATTTGAGTAGTTTTTACCTGCAAATATAGTGTCTCCACCTATATCAAAGAAATATTCTAAATCTTCCCCTTCTTTTGTTGTGTCTCCAAAGAGTGAATCACCGGGTGCCCCTAGTCCCATAAAGGCGTTCATAAGTGGTTGACTGCTTGTAGCAACAGGGTTATCCCCACTCATAACAACTCCATCGCCACTAGTAGTAGGTCTATCTGTGCTTGTTACTACTCCATCACGCCCAGTAGCAGGTCTATCTGTGCTTGTTACTACCCCATCACGCCCAGTAGTAGGTCTATCTGTGCTTGTTACTACCCCATCAGATGTCCTTTCTAGTTCGTCTAATGTACCTTTTGCAAGTGCGGGTTCTTCTTCACGAGTAGGGGGTCTTTCACCATCAGGGGGTCTTTCACCATCAGGGGGTCCTTCTTCAGGGGGTCTTTCACCATCAGGGGGTCCTTCATTAGCTTTTGATTCCTCATCGTCTAAAGGATCTTTTTCTTCATTAGGATCATCGGCACCTCTTATAGGAGATCCGCCTCCTGAAGATTCTGGAGGCTTATTAGGAGGACTACCGTCTGCGCTATCTTTTTTCTTTTTTACTTTTAAAAAGTCAACGTAATTACTTCCAAGAAAATCAAGAGCGCCCGCAAGAAGACGGTTTTTAAGTATAAAATCTAGCAGCCCCGGACTATCTACCCCTCCTTCCAACAGTGCGTTTGCGGGTATAAATAACTTATCAAGCACATTCCCTGCGGAATCAAGTATGGTTCCTGTTACGTTACCATCCTTATCTATATCTACGTCTCTAACACTATTGCCTTGTGCTGTAATACCGTCTATAGTTTTTTGGATGCCATCTGCTACCTCTTTGGGTATGTTTTTTATCTTTTCGCCTATCTCTTTAAATTTGTCTTGTAATTTTTCTCCTAATACAAACTCACCGTCTCTTCCTAGTTCTACCTCAAAACCTTCTCCTTGAATCCACTTAGGCAGTCCCGGCACCGCTATAAGAACTTTAGCTGTCCATTTTTTCTCTTTTACGTTATAAGTAATTGTTACCCCCGGCAATATATTACCGTTCTCATCTGTCAGAGGGGGAGGAAAGTTTGGGTTCCTGTTTATCATCCAATCAGGATCAGAGTCTCTAACCCACTTTGGCGGTATACCTAATGCTTCTTCTATGCTTTTTAACCACGGAGGAGGCTCCTGTGCATCCGCCCACGGTCTAGTTGGATCTATTGCAGGGGAGATGTCACTCGCTTCTCTTCTCCATAGAGGGTTGCCATTTTTGTCTTTTGCCTGATACTGTGATCCCAGCCCCTCGGGGTAAGGTTCCCCCGTGCGAGGATCTATTTCCATAACAGGAAGCCATCTACCCTGCTTTATTTCCGTTGGACTTTGCCCCTCGGGAAATGCTTCAACGTTAGGGTCTTTAGTTATGTCGTATTGATCTTCGCCAAACACTCCTTCAAATACGTCAACAACGCCATCTACATTTCTTTTTCGAGTCTCATCACTGTTGTAATCCCCAATAAGGCCCTCTATAAACCTATCCTGTTCTTCTTCGGTAAGCTCTCCTCCATATATGTCCTCTGCTTGAGCGCGAGTCAGTCCTATGTCGGCAAGCTCCTCATCGGTCATTGCATAAGGATTTAGCTCTCCGTCTCTTATATCTTGGATAGTATCTTGAGTAGCTTGTTCATCATCAACAGCATCGTCATCATCTTCAACAGAATCTGCGGCAGGATCTTCTGCTGGTTTGTTGTAATCAGTGTTGTCATTAGTATTAAAAAATTCAGCGAGTCGTGCTCTCTCTGCATCTACATCTTCGGGAGCAAGGTCTTTTCTCACCAAAAATCGTATTTTTGCATCACTTAGAGTCCAAGGGTTTAAATTGCCCTCCTGCATGTCTCGGTATATGTCTTGACGAGTGTTTGCGTCTGATATGTCCTCCATCTCAAAAGAGCCGGGTTGTTGTCCTAACGGGTCATACTTATCGCCACTGGGGGTTCCTGCTCTAGGGACTCCTGCTACAGGCACGCACGCATCCGATACCGGATCACGAAAATAACCTACTGGACATCCGTAGTTATTTTGCGGAGTTCTTTCTCCATCAGGTGTATCCTCCCCCGGCACTGACGAAGGTATCGTACCTGTAGGAAGTCCTGTTTGATTTGTATTTGGGTCAGCAGTACCCGGAAACCCTCCTCTAGGATCACCCGGAGGCGCATAGGGGCCATATGGAGGAAATTGCCCCGTGTAGATAGGATCTTGTGGGTTTAACTCAAAATCAGGTACGCATATGCCCTTTTCGTTTCTACGTGCAGGGTAATATTTACCGTTTATTTCTATGTCGGGACAGGGAGCGATAGACATTACGTTATCTCCAGTATGCTTGCTACAACGTGCAGTCTATTGGCTGTGGCTGCAGTTACCTTCAATATCTCGCTTGCCTGTACCACAAGAGGGGCAGTAAGTAGTTCTACTGTGCCGTTAGCACTGACAGCCTTGGTCTTATATATACTAAATACTGCGCTAGAGGCATCTGTTATGGTCAAAGTTATAGTATCTGCATTGTTAGAGTCTTCTGACACTATGATGGATTTTACTATACCCGTGGTCAAAGCCGCACAGGTGTATAACGTGGTTATATTAGTGGTAGTCAGGTCTACCTTCGCATTGACGTAGGTATTAGACATTAACTAAGAAACCACGCATTTGCTTCAGCTTGACCTACTAGTCTGTCACTACGAAAGGCTTGGTCTAACTGATTGAAATAAAGTCGGAGTACGTTGTTTATATCATCGAAATATCGCTGATCGTACTCCGAAGGGGGAAGCGGTAGTGCAGGTGCTCTAAACGTAATATTGTAGTCAGTTATATCTATGGGCATTATCGTCTTCCATCTGCACGAATATCTATTCTAGGGGAGCCTAACTGCCAGATTACACCCTGTGCCGTAGACTCTATTTTAAATGTCATCTGTCTGCCTCTGATCCTTACATTTAATTGTTCTGTGTACTTCTCAACAGGGGCTGTGGCCGTGCGTGTAACCGAACCACTGTTACTGCCGCCCTCTGACGTAGGACTATTGATACCAGAGCCTGAGTTATTAAAAGGTGAAAGACTTAATGTGGCCGTAGGGTTATCCACCGTAGACCCATCAAACGTAATATCAGGCAGTATACGCTTAACAAACGCAAACCTGTCACCGTCATCAATATCAAACTGGGCAGAAGATATGTTGGCTGAGATAGCTGCAGGAGTAGCAGTTTCGTTATCGTCAACACCGTTCTCATGCTCGACCAAATTGTTGTTATAAGTAGCTGCCAGAGGAAACTGACGTAATCCTGAGTCTAGCCATGCGGTTCTGGTTAAAGTGCCGTAGTACCATACATCCTGTTGGTAGTTGTACACCACGTACTTATCTACAGTAGAACTACTTGACGAGCAGTAGAACCACCATACCTCGTGAAAGGCTTCTATTGTACCTGCAAAGACTTGATCTATCTGTTCTGTATTAATGTTATCAAATATATGCCTTCTCAGATCGCACCGTAGCTGTCTGGTTCTGCCATCGTATATGTAAAACTTGTCCCTGCCCATCCAGTAAGAAGCACCGTCAGCATAAGCAACAGAGTTTTGAGAAGCGATAGATATGTTCTCACCTACAATCTGTGAACTCCACACAATAGGCGCACCCACGTATTGCAGGTTATACAAGGAAGAGTCTGTCCACACCAGCACCTCTTGCCGTGCTTGTTGAGCAGTGATGATAGAACTGCCCTTTGATAGACGTAGACTGCCCGCTTGGTTAGTGGCTGCAGGAGTCCATTGGACGAGGCTTTCTTGGTCAGACCATCGAATTAACATGGGATCTTGTGTAGAAGAACCCTGTGGATTAGCACCAAAACAAAATACAAAACGGCTGACATCTGATACAAGTACGGTATTGACTACGGTAGGTACATTTGACGCATCAGCTAAACTAGACACCAACACGGCTCTATTTGTTGTACCCGCAGAAGAATCCCAGTAGTACAAGGCTCCACCACGAGGAGCAAAAACAAGGTCTTCACCAAACCCAGACTGACTCCACAGCCTTATCTGAGTGTTGGACGATTCACCATTACCCCATGTACCGCCACCCCATGAACCACCTGACCAACCTATTAATGGTATGGCAGTGGCAGAACCCGGAGTTATTTGGTATTTACCTACGGTAGACCCACCACCATTGCCAGAGTCGCTTGAGTTAGCCGTCACGGTGCTACCTGACGTATCTTTAGCGGTAACAGTGTAGCTGTTTGCCCCTACTACAGTGGCTATCTCATAGTCTTGATTAAGCACATCAGCAGTTATTAACCCACCTAAAGTAGCCGCCCCGGAAAACTCCACGAAGTCACCTGCTGCCGCGCCATGATCCGTGTCAGACACGGTAAGAGTAGAAGACCCATTACTAGCGGCAAAGGTAACGTCTCCTGCAGCGGTGGTAGCACGTAACGGAGTGACATCGTAGTATGCGCCACCCTGTCCTATATAGAATTTAAGGTTAGTGCCTACCCCTAAGTAGTTTGCACCTGCTAGAGAGATCCAGTTAAAGAGCGACCTGCATACACCAAGAAAGCTATCTGCTGATATCCGAGTCCAGCCACCTATGCGTTCAGCGTACCCTTGTCTGAAACGTACCTTGTCACACTCGAACCAAGAGTTTTCGTTACTGTAACTAGTTTTCTCTCTGTTGACACCGGGTTCCAGAGCTAATTTCTGTATTGTCATTTACGTATCCGCTAATGCTAACATCCGTATTTTTAGCCTGTGCGCCCTTTCGGGGGTTTGAGTCATAGCCCACCTCGAATCAACCATCTCAAGTGCTACCTGTCCCCAAGCCTGTGCTTCTACCGCTTTATTCATATGCTTGAATTTGGTTAAGTTCCCCTGACCAAGCTGAAAACACATATTTACCAGCACATGCTGGGCTTCTTGAGGAAGCTCCTCCCAATTAGAATATATTTTTTGGCACCCGTCTATGGCAATATGTACATCTTCTTGAAATAACTCATAACACCGATGCTCTGTAATGCTGTCTTCTTGTGGGGCACCGTCATAAGCGTCTCTAACTGGAAGACTAGCCTCTGGGTCAGTGTGTAAAATTTTATGGCCTATGCCTACTGTAGGATGTCCTTCCGTACACCTATACACATGAAGCACTTTTCCTTCGTCACTGGCTATTTCTTTGTATAACTGCTTAACATCTACCGCCATACATACTTCCCTAGTACGTAACCAATAATAATACCTACCGCTAGTTCAATCATTTTTTGTTAAAACTCTGAAACCCAAAGAAAGCCGCTATCAAGCCTGACACAGAGATAAAATACACGGAGGCTATGTCTCCTAGTATAGAAGCCGCTTGGTCTAAGTTTAGAAAAGATGTAATCACAATACCAGAGGGGTATAGCAACATACCAAACAAAGCAAACCAACACATGTTCTTCTGTGCATCAGCCTTCTCATTAGCAATCTCAAGTGCCTGTAACCTCTCTGTGGTAGCAAGCTCCGCATCCGTTACCACGCCATCACCGTCAGCATCGTACTTCTCGTATTCACTACCCGGCTCTAACTCTTTGTTCATTTCTCTCTACTTACTTTTTGAGTCTTCTCTACAGTTCTCATAGCACCGAGTCCTAGCATACCCAGCAACACAGGCATCATGGCTGACATATCAAGGCTAGGAACCTCAACATTCATTTCAGCCAGCAACAAACCAAAGTTAGCCATAGGTATGAGTATGTAGTTTGAGAGCAGGGCAACACAACATGTCCATCCCACGGCAGGTCTCCATCCAGCAACGAACATGCTCTTACTTGCCGCTTCTACCTTGTTGACTTCTAACTGACCCTTTGCAAGTTCTTGGGCATGTCGTTCTGACATGGTTGCTATTTCGTGGGCGAGGGCGTTCTTCTGGTCTTTATCTTCAATAAATTTATCAAGTAGCCCAGTGACAGGGCCAACGAGGGAACTAAGTATTGCGCTCATGTTATCTCCTATTCAAACAATTTAGTATTAGCACCAACCATTTTAGGTACACAGTAAGCAGTTACATTTTGTTGCCTGTAATAAGTCCTATCATTTGGACTCCATTTACCTTGTTCAATAGCGGTTGCAAATATATTACACCGATATATGTCTTTAAACAGCATTCTATTATCCGATACATTTTCTCCTTCTACAACAACTACTAGCAGAAACGCCATCAGCATTTGTATCGACCACACTTTCTTATATTACGCTGGCGTTCTTTAGCTTGCTCTAGTCTTTGCTTGGCCGAGTCTAATCTCCTTTCCTGTATAGCTTCATAGACATACCAACTTGCCCACCCTATAAACCCTAAAGAACAAATAATAAAAAGAACAGTAAGGCGATCCTTCATTCTTTGTTGTCGTTCTTTACGTTT